GTGGTGTCAGTGTATTGCAAGCAATACACCTCGCCTAGTCGAGTCTCGACGGAATTACGAGTGAAAACGTAATTCTTCGTGTCGACTATACCGCTGAGCTTCGAATATAAATGTCCGTAATAATCCTGTTCACGTTGGAACGTGAGGGATCGTCCTGCCCGGTTTGAAATCGGAACAGATACGGTTTTGATACATTTAATTCGATACCCAGAGAGGGTTCCCTTAAGAGAACCTCTCCTCACTGTCGGCTTAGCCCTGTCGAAGGTATCATGGATCACTCCATCACCCGCTTCAGGAGGTCCAAAAAACCGTAAAGGTTTTGGGACCCTTTGTATGACCAATTCACGGATATCCCACACTCTGCCAAAAGCAAAGCCAGGAATATCGATGAGACGGCGGCTAAGAGCCGCCAACTGGTTACAAAGCGAAAAAGCCTGGAGGACAGTATCGACCCTCTCTTCGACGAAGATAGGTCGGACGTTCCTTCCTCTGTAGTAGTCTTGCCCGCACGATTCATAAAAGCTCCCGTTGATGTAGGTCTTTTCGACATTTGTCGAGAAGCCCACACCATCAAGAGTCTCTATCAAAAGTGCGGCTACTTCTCGTGGTACGATGATATCATCACCGTAGACACTTACCTGTCCTTTCACTCGGTTTCCGAGCTTGAGAACCTCACTTGCCGACCAGGCAAGCGAGAAAAAGATAAGCGTCTCGAGTGGGAAGGTGTACCCATTACCCATTGACGAGATCTTTTCAAGTCGTATTTTAGTCTCTGAAGCCTTTCCACGGTAAACCGTGTAGGGACAGCGAGACTTCAAGAAAAGATCAAGCCAGTAGGGGTCAGCGTCACTCAACAAATCTATCGCTAGATTCAATGAGATGCTATCAGACGCAGACGAGAGGTCGATGGTACTAAGCCCATCAACGATAGCACGCTTCGCTAAGGATTGATTGCGGGTTTGATCCCTAATATCAATCCCAAAGCGAAGAAGACGTTTTGCAATAAGTTCACCAATCCCAAGTTGAACAAAAATGTTCCACCGGGGCTCAATGCATATTGCTCTATGCGTCTTCGCGTTCTTGGGTACGAAGGCTAACCTGCTCGCGGAAGTGTGCGTTGCACACTCCGCGAAATCGTGAACAAAAGAAGGTTCCTTATGGTCAGCTGGGTCAGACCTGACTAAGTCAGGGATGTGCTCAGATCCATAAAGATCAACAATCAGTTGTTCACAATCAGGTGTGACAGTACCAGGATCACTGAACTTGAAGAAACGAGAAGTGAATTCCCGCTTCGTTGCGGTATCAGCTCCCGGCCCGAAATGGCCGTTCTCACGGATAAAGTCAAGATCAGATAAACTGACCTCCCCGAGAATCCGACGGATTTTCGTTCGAGCGATGCGAAGTACATCTTCGACCTGGGGGGTAAACGCTTGTTTACCTTCCCACCGTAAACGGAACAAGGAATTGACTTCTCCACAACGACGTTCCGCCTTCGTCCATTTATCAAATGCGACTTTTTCTAAATCTACACCGGTTTCAAAACCGGTATATTTCGAGAAGAAGCTAGTCACTTGGTAAACGAGGGCGAATTCCTGAGGGCTGTAGTTGTTCCACTCCGCAAAGAATGGATCAATCCGCAGCCGGATGAGTTGATCAAACTCACCCGCCTCATACAGCATTGCTGCTGCTAAGGCTAAGGGTGTGTTGCTTAGAGAACACAACTGCTTGAATATGACACCTTCGACCGGCCCCTCACGGGACCCGTAGAGAGATGTCGCGGCAGTGACTGCACGGCGTGATCCCATATGGGTCACCAGCGCCAGCAGTAGACCCGGGAAGAACCATCACTTGCCAACCAAAATTGGAGAGCGATCTTGTTCTGCATCCCAGAAAACTGAGTCGCAGAACAAAGACCAGGTGCCACTCGAGAGAGCGCACCCACAAGCTCTACAGACCAATTACGGTCAGCAGGAAATGACTCTGTCCCGTTTCCTATCGCGGCGATGAACCGGTCATACGCAATCATCAAAACATCAGCAACTGTCGGAATCGCCAGTATCGGAGACGATACAGCGGAAACCGGAGGAGCTAATGCCGTGAAGTGAAGCGCATGGCCGAATTCACTACCAATCCCGATTTGAACCTCGTTGGTCACGAGGACATCACGGAACCTGAAGAATGAATCTCGAATTGAATTCATGATTCCTCCTCAGCGTCAGGTCGGGATATCGAAGTTGACAACCGCCTGGTAGACGGAGTTTGAACCCGAAGAGATCGCCAGAAGATTCTTTGCGTAAGCAAAGAGGTCCTTGCGATTCTGAAGGCTCGAACGAACCGGGGACCAGAACTCCATCTTGTTCGCAAGCTGGTAGGCGACCTTGGGCGACGGGGTATAACCACCATCGGAACCAGAGATCGTTTCCAGAACAGGAACAAAGATACGCACGTCCACCTTGTTCACGGCCGTGTCACCTTTACCAGTCTTTTTCAGGGACTGGGTGATGACGGGGATCCCAATGTCCATTCCGGACGAGAGATCCTTGTAGACGGCCAGGTCCATAGTGGCGCCGCGCTTGGAGAAGGTATGAGCGACTGGTGTCGCCGCGTCATCGTTGATGACGATGTCAGCTTGAGCACTCATGAGAGTGTAGTTCCTTGGAGTTTTGCCACAATTGACAGGAACCCCGCCGGGTCAAGTAAACGAATCACCGAAAGGAGATTCGCCAAGTCGTCAAGACTGAAATAGTATTCCCCTCCAGCCGAATAGGATAGAGTAAATCCATCCTCCTCGTACTCAAGAGAGAATACATTGAGGTCAAAATTTCTTGGTTCACTTAACATAAGCGGGACCCCTTAGAAAGTGGCACGAGCAAATATTGCTCAGGTTGAAGATCAAGTAGTTCAGTGAAAGAGTTGCCGAAGCAAGCTCAGACTTGTGGCGAGCTTCCACACCGGGCCATTTCCCAATGGGTTCCGGAGAGTGGGGGGTATATTGGTCGGCCAAGATCCTAACGCTTCACGATGATAGAGCACTTGCTTAAAAGCTTGTGCCCCTTCAGCGTGAAGACGATTCGGTTGAGCGCCAGGATATACTATATCTCTTGTATGAACTACAGTCATGCCATATTCCTGGAGCGTCGAGTAAGTTCCACCGCGGAAGATAAAACCGTCAAAAGTATTTAGCTTTTTCAGGTAATTCTGAACCGGATAGAACCAATCGATCACAAAGGAGTACGGCATCAATTCCCATGCAAGTAACAGCGGATTATCCAGCCCTGTCTGGGAAAGGGCTGCACGCGCATACGAGTCAAGTTCATACTTAACAACGTATTTTACGCGCGTTTTCTCCTCAAGGTTATATTGAATTCGATTCGCATCGAACCAACTGACCTTGCGGTTCTTGACACAGCTACCTGTGGCTTGCTCGTGATAGAGCTCACCTAAGGCATGCGAAGCCAGGAGTTCCGCTGAGCCGTAGATATCACTAAGCAAAGGAACCCACCCGAAGGTGTATTCCAGCCAGTGATTAGCCAATCTCTTATCGACAGGGGTACTACGTACCTTATCGAAGGAGCGTTCGAGTTTCGGGATTCCCGCATGCCCGAACTTATGGCTGTAGACATGCAGACTCAACGCTTGCGAGAAATCTCGCCAATTCGCATGTTTCAGAGCTCGCGCTGCTGAGACAATACGGTTGGCTGCATTTATCGTTAGCGCCACGGTCTGCTTACGTTCGGCAAACATTTGTGCCACATTAGTGTGCATTCTGTTTACACGATCGTGCAGTCTGTTATGAGCTACGACGCGACAATCGGGGACTAACGTCATCCCGTAGTCTGCAGGTTGGAACCAATTGATACCACAACAGTGATCCGATTGAATGGAGAGAGTTGTTCCATCAGGATTTATACCGGATCTTACATAAGGAGTATCGGAGTACGAGCGCAATTCTGCATCGAATGCATTGTCACGCAGGTACTTCTTCCCCTTATTTGGGAGACTGGCAAAGCCAGGTGTAGCAGCCATATTCCATTGTTTTCGGTAAGCCGTATAGACACCAAGCGAAGAAGGATTCACCGTAGTCCAGGAGATATCATGACCACCAAAACCATTTCCTACATCGGTCTTGACACCATAAGGTGCAAGAGGAATAAAGATAGGATAGGTGGTATGAGCACTTCTGTACTGTGGAGCCTTCTTCCCCGCGAGGGTAAGACGGCGGAGATAATCCGCGTGTCTTATTGTCGAAGCGGCCTTCTTCTCAGAAATTCTCTGAAGAAGAAGAAAACGATTTCGCTTAGCGATATCGAGCTGTTGCTTACGGAACTCATCCGACCAGGTTTTCCTGACCGGCTTAAATTTCTTAAGCTTCGATGAGTTTTTCATAAACGTATCACCGTACCAACCAGAAGGTGGAGATCAATCCTGATACTTGGTTGCTTAGCACCAGGTTGATGGGAGGGTC